GAAGATGCCAGCGTGAGCGTTCCGCGCATGGTGCCGGCCGGAGCCGTGTGATCGAAGTCGTACACGGCGATCTGGTTGATGCGGCCCTGCAAGCGCAAGATCAGATCGCGCCACACTGCGGCCTCGGTCGCGTGCATCCACTGGGGCGCCACCAGCGCGCAGGTCCAGCGCGGCGGCGCCAGAACCCGCACCTGGCCGGTGCCGGTATCTCCGCTGGAAAAGTCCAGGTCGAAGCGATCCTGGCCAAAGTCGAACTTGCGGACCTGGAGCGTGGCTGGCAACGTGAGGATGGCCATGGTCAGAACACCCCCGCGGCCTGGAGCCGTTCGGACCACTGACGATCACGGGCGTCAAGGGCGCGGCTGACGTTGGCATATATCTCGCCGGTGTTTCCACCGCCCTGTACGACGATGGAGGTGCTGGGAGCGAAGCCACCGCGCATGCCGCCCTTGGTGTGATCAATGATGGTCTCGTTCGGGTGCAGGATGCCCATGAAGCCGCCCTTGCCGTCGATGCCGCCAGTGCGTGGGCCCTTGCCGGTGTTGCCGCCACCGTCGAAGCTCAAGAATCCGAGCAGGCCACTGAGGATGCCGCCGGTCGATCCCGGTTTTCCACTGCCCACCAACAGGTCGGCCAGCGAGTTACCCAGCGAGTTGGTCATGCGGGTGTAGACGACATTGCCCAGGCCCTCGGCAAATGCCAGTGCTGGGTTCTTGCTGTCGCGGAAGGCGTTGCTCAGCGCCGACTTGACATCGCTGTGCAGGGACTTGGCAGCCTCGGCAGATGCCGCCTCCACTTCGATCTGTACAGTGCGATCGCCCTGTTTGGCGAGCAGTTCCCGCTCGCGCAGGAGCAGATTGATGCGCCGCTCGATCTGGGCGGCATACGCCTCCTGACCGTCCATGTTCTGGCGCCCCACGAGGGTCTCACGCTCGGCTGCGATGGTGGCGTCGAGCCTGGCCAACTTGAGCTGCTGCAACGCGGCGGTGGCCAGGCCCATCTCTTCGATCTGGTCCGCCAGGCTTTGGTTGCTGGCGATGATCGCGTCGTTTTCCTTTGCCATCGCGTCCAGCTCGGCCGCAGCTGCTGCGTTGTTCTTCTCGCGGGCCTTGTTCTCTTCGTCAGCAAGCTTGGCAGCGTCGATCCGTTCAGCGAGGCCCATGGCCTGCTTTTGCATGACGATGCTCGAGGTGCGGCTGAGCGACTCACCGATGCGCAGGCGGGCGGTCTCGACGGCGCTAAGTTCCTGGGTTTTTTCGAGGGTGCGCTCGAGGGATAGGATGTAGACCTCGAGTTCGTTGGCTTGGGCGCGGGGGCCAGCCTCGGCCTTATCTTTGTCCTTCGATGCGCCACTGAATTCGACAGACGGCGCCAGAACGCCTTGGCGCTTCAGCCTTGCGGCCCCACGGTCGTACGGAGTTGATGCCTCACGCAAACCTTGAGTTACCTTGACCTGCTCGCGTACGACGGCGATCTGCGCCAGCGTGTTCTTGATGACACGCGAGTCCTCCGCGTACCCCTCGCGGCGAAAGTCGGAGAGCGCCTTCTCCAGATTCATCAGGGCGTCGACCTGGTCGACAAGGCGCTTGTCGCTCTTGAACTGATCGTTGCCCCCATACAGTACCTTCAGCGCTTCCCAAAGGCCGCCCGTGCGAAATGCGGCGCCCGCTGCATTTAGGCTGGTAACCAGATCGCCGGCCAGGTAGCGCGAGAGGTCTTGCACGTTTTTCTGCAAGCTGAAGATCTGCTTGTTGAACGCCTCAGCGGCTTGGGCTTCTTCGGTGGTGACCTTGCCCACCAGCCTGGTCTGTTCGGCCAGGTCCTTCAGAAAGGGGGCGACCTCCCGGACGGACTTGCCAAACAGTTCCTGCACCAGCCTTGCCTTGTTGCCATCGTCGGCAAACCCGGACAGCGCTACAGCAGTCTGGCGCAGCGCCTCGGCTGGGTCCAACTGCTGCAGATCCTTGATGTTGAGATTTAGCGCCTTGAGGGCCGCATCGGCATCGGTGCCTGGCTTGGCGTCTTTCAGGATCCCGTTGAACCTGGTCAAGCTGGTTCCGACCGTATCGAAGCTGGTACCGGTGCGGACGGCAACGTCTTCCAGGGCGCTCAGGTTCTCGACGCTGGCACCAGTTGCGTCTTTCAGGTCGTTGAGCACATCCAGGCCATTGGCCACGTTCTTGACCCAGGCGAACGCCGCGCCGGCACTCAGCGTAACGCCAAGACCAGCCAGCACGCTGTCAATGCTTAACGCCTGCTCGCCCAGAGAGCGGAGGTTCTTCGTGGCGCTTGCAAACGCCGCGGCCGTGCGGTCAGCGGCAGAGAGAACGATCTTTGCTTCAGTCACGATGCGCTACCTTTTTTTCTCGCGCCACAAGCGCAGGGTTTCTTGCTCCATGTCCTGCACGTCGTTCGTGACGTTGAACCAGTCGTCGGCGGGCACCGCCTCGATCTGCAAGGCAAAGGGCATGCATTCCATGCGCAGGCCCACCGCGCCACCCATGCCGGCCTGCCATTGGGTGCGCAGACGGTGGAACACCCGGAATGCCGCCCAGTTGTCGGGCCAGATGCCGAGGGCTGGCACTTCGAGCGGTTGCTCTGGTTGGAGGCCGAAGGCTGCCAGCGCTGCAGTGGTGGTTTTGGTGTCCGTCCATCCATTGGTCAGCCTGCTGGCAGCCTCAATCAGTTTTTTCTTTTGGCTTCCGTCAACTCGCGCAGGTACGCATTGAACAGGTCGTCCTTCGCGGCAGGGTAGTTCTCCAGCAAGGTGCCCAGGGCGTCGGAGCTGTAGGGCACGTCCTCGCCTTTGCCGTCGTGCATGCGGACGCAGCCGTGGATGACTTCGCCGAGGATCTCGACATCGGTGCGGCCGCGGGCGGTTGAGATCCATTCGGCGATGGCGGTCTTGCGCTTGTGCCGGAAGGTGACAGTGAGGTCGAGCCCGGCAGCTTTGCCGGGTGCGCTGATGGGCACCACAACCTCGAAGGTAGGTGCAGGGTCGAGCTGGAACATGTACGGGCCCTGCCTTACTTGGTCCAGATGATCAGGTCGTCATTCCCAGCACTGGGCACGCTGCGGAAGTCGTAGCCGATCAGCCGGCGCCCGTTGATCTCCGTCTTCTTGGGGTTGAGCAGCTGCACCGCGGCCATCGACACGCCGACGATGTAGCCGGCGCTGGCGCCGTGCACCAGGCTCATGGACTGCAGGGTGTTGGCCTTGACGGCGGCCATAAACGTGACCTCCTGGGCCGCGGTGAGGTCGAACTCGACGGAGCCGGTGACCTCGCGCCCGGTGATGTCGATGCCCTCGGAGCCCAGGAGCGGGGTGAACTGCACCTCGTTGCCCAGGTCGAACGTCAGGCCCTTGGAGGTGTAGGCCGTGCCGCCAGAGATCGCGCCCGCGCTGTACGTGCCGCCCAGGGTGACATCGCCCGAGTTCGCGGTGGTGATGACGGCCGGCGTCTTCCAGGCGGTCAGCGTGGTGGTGGCCACGGCAGCAGCGGTGATGCCGCCGTCAACGCCAAGGAAGCGGAATTTGAGGGTGGGCCGGCCACTGACGGACATGCCGCCCTCAGACACTGTGCCCTTGGCACCGAGCAGCTTGTGCAGTGAGCCGCTGTCGTAGTAGTAGATAGTGGCGCTTTTCTGGTTCGCCGGGGTGTCGGGCGCATAAGCTGCAAATGACACCAGGCCGGACTCGGCGAAGCCACAGGCGCGAAGCAGGGCGCCCCAGGCCGGCGCGGTGGCTGCAGTGCCGCTGCCCTGCAGCTCGACCGTGAATTCCACCATGACGTAGGCGGTGCCGACCAGCATCTCAGAGGCGCCGAAGTAGTTGCGCACCAGGTCGCGGCTGACGTTGTTGGCGACCAAAGGATCGATGTTTTGATCACTGACCAAGAGGGCGTTGGCGCTGCCCGTTGGGACAGAGTCAGTGCCCTCGGTAGTTTCGATCTTGGCCAGAATGGCGCTGTCACGGGTGTAGCGTGCCATGTGAATTACTCCAGGGTGAGGGATGTGGTGCGGTGGCGCACGCTGTAGACAAGGGTGACGAGGGCGAAGCGGCGCTCGGTGCGATCGAACTGCCGGCGCACTTCGGGCTCGCCGATATGCACGCCCGCAGCGTCGGCAGTGCCCAGGCCGGGATCGGCTGCCAGGCGGGCGTAGGCGGCCCCGGCGAGGGTGTGGGCCGCAGGGCGAGCGGTAGTTGCAAGCGCGCTGGCCATGCAGTGCACAGAGACTTCGGTGATCCAGTCGACCGGGTTGCCCTGGATGCCGCCAAGCGGCTCAGGCTGCGAGCCACCTAGCACGATGGTGATGCCTGTGGTGTCGGCTGCCGGGAGCGGCAAGACGTCGTCCTGTTCGATGTTGCTGGACACAGCCGGGCTTTGGCCCAGGACTGTGGCAAATGCATCGGCAAGAATGTCGAAGGCGGAACTCATGCGGCACGCTCGAGGAACAGGACGGTGACGCCGGTGCCGTCGGGCTGGACCTCGCGCACCTTGTAGGCCACTGCATTGATCGTGATGGACGTGCCCTGCACTACCGTGCTGACGTCTGCACTTTTGGCCTGGCATACCGGGCCGGTGGACTCGACCATGTTGGCGAGGGCCGACTGGTAGGCGTTGTCGAA